ATCAAAGTTGCTGTTCTCTTCGAATTCGTTGTTAGGCATTGACTCGCCCTCCTCTTCCTGTTTTTCGTCGCTATGACTTAACGAAGTAATTTCGTCGTCATCAGACATATAAATAATAGCTTCGTCGAATACTTCTTCTCCGGAGTGAGCTAATACCGGATAGTCGATGATCGCTCCCGGATTCGCTCCGGAAAGTACTAAGCTTACTTCACGGATCATGCCATGGATAACATCCCCGCCTTTCTGCTTAAGCTGATTAGCATAGATCGAAAGGTGCTTGATATCTCCATTTTGAACAAGGACCTTGCTGTGCTGTCCTTTTGGCGTTTTATTAAACTTTCCGTAGCAGTAAACGCCGTCCTCGCGGTTTTCGAGCAGCGCATGCCCCAGAACGTTCTCTGGATCTTTATGGTCGTGGGACCACACGATCGGGACCGTCATACCATCATTTTCGATGAACGCGTCCTTTCTAATCGTGCGCCCATCAGCGCATTTAAGATCGTTTTTAGTAGCGTAACCGCTAAAATCATACTTGATCTTCGCCATATGGGTACCCTTCCATTTCTTCCTCACCGCTCGAATAACCTGGCGCCAGATTCTCGGGCATTAGATTGCCCTGGCTGATGTTCTTGTTAAGCAGTTCATTGGCCCGATCCGTGTTAACGGGCTTATAGCCAATAATCGCTCTAACTTCATTCGATGTAAGGATTTCGTTTCTTGTGAATCGATCAGCAATGTCTGCAAGCTGATTTACAGGCACAAGCCTGAACGGATCTCTAAAGAACTTAATAGCCTGATGTTGAGACCTTGCTGTCTTTGTTAAAAATTTACGTGTTAAGTTGTCTACTATAGTAGAGATAATAGGCTCTATTGTTCTGTTATAGTAATTAAGCATTACTTTCTCGTCGGCAGTTCCGTTAAATATCTCCTCGGTAAGACCTAACTGGCTGTATAGCATGCTCGTTAAATACTCGATTTGCTTTAACAGATTATTTTCTGCCGGCCGATTAAGCTGCGTAATTCGCTCAGTGCCATCGGTATATGCGATTCCATACTTGGAGCCGGCCAACTGTGTCTCGATGTCTTTTCTTCGACTTTCGGCCTGTTTTCTCCGGGCTTCGGTCTTAACGACATAAGGAAGCTGAATAATAATGTCCAACTTTCCAGAGCTGGTTTGTTCGTCCACTGCATCCAGCATTCGAAGTTTGCGAATTAGACGCTGCAGAGTCGAGTTCGGCTCGTTCATTACCGCATATAACGGGTTTTCAATAATAGCCACCATATCTTTAGGCAATAGTATCTCTTGTTTTTTACCGATCCGGTCATTGTAAACCTGGACCTTAACGTGCTTAGGCTTCCATGAAATGATCTTTCCGGTTCTAAGCGTCAGGATATCGTAAGATCCAGTAACACGCGGGTCAATTGTAGTATCAACTGGAACGACAGCTACGCAGCCTTCGTCGAGCATTGACATTACGACGTCGAAGATAAACTCGCGTCCTGTCTGATCGATGTTGGCCTCTACGGTTAACGCCCGGTTCAATCCGGAGTCAATCGTCTCAGTGAACATATCATTTTCGTCAACACGTACATGATTGATCGTGATCTGCGACACGTCGATTGCTATACGATTTTCAATAGACGACAAGATCGTACGCTCGTTTCCTCGAGAAACACGATATCGATCGGCCCTGTAACTGATGTTTTCTTCTCGCTGATACCAGTTAGTCGGTGTGACCGTCGGCTCTCTGCTTAAAAAAGCGTTCCACGCATGCTGGAGACGCTCTGAAAATTTAGGCATTTTGATTTACCTCGTTTAGTGGTGTTTACAAGCGGAAGCGGCTGATTGCGTTGGCTCGCTTAGCGTACTTACGGGCTCTCTTAACACGCTTGCGGTTCCGTTCTCTTATATCCGTATAGCCAATCCCTAAAGGAATTTGTACTGTTCCATATTCCCGCAGCGAATTCATTCTCTGTTTTCTAGCCGCTTCGTTGACTCGTTTATTCCAGGATTTTCTAAAATTGCTCGGGACTTCCTGTTTAACAAATTTCTTAGCTTTCTTAGCTTTAGAATTTACACTCTTTCTAAGCCGTTTCTCCGCTTCTCGCCGATTAACTTTTCTTACAGCCTGGTCGTAGTGAGAGTCCCACTCTTTCTTAGCTAAAGTATCCTGAACTTTGAATTTCGCATCGCCAAGCTGTTTTCTGAGTCTAGCTTTGGTTACCGGGGCGTTCTCTTTAGCACGATTAATGTTCTGCTGGACGTTCCGTTTAGCTCGATTCAGCTTAGAATTTGCTCTAAACGCAGCGGCTCTGGACTTACCGCGAACTGTGTACTTGATCTTGTTGTACCGGTCTTTAGCAGCCTCTCTCCAAGCAGGGGATCTCTTTGCCACTTCCGTCTTTGCCTGCCTGTACAGCTGGCGAGCGCGGCCTTTAAGTTTACTGATAGGAAGCTTTTTCTTCTGCTTCTGTCTCCATTTCTTTTCGTCTCTAGCCCAAAACTTGTTTCTATCGACACGATCAACTGCGTCTCTTTCCCACTCGGCTCTACGTCTATCGATTTCCCGAGCGGCGGCACGACGTTTACTCTTAATATTAAGAGCTCGCCGTTTGGTCATGCCGGCAAGTTCATTAAATCTCTTAGAATTTTCTCTAGCCCTGGTATCAAGATAAGCGTACTTTTCTCCAACTTTCTTTTTAGCAGTACGAGCACGATTTTTAGTCATGCGAGCGATTTCGTTAAGCCTCTGCGCGTTTTTGCTCGAGCGCGCGTCATACATTCTGTTACGGAATACGCCGGAACGGCTAAGCTGGGCACGTGCACGGGCTTTGTTGTCGGATACACTTGGACGCCCTTTCAAGCTGTCGGCGCGTTTTCTCCGAATACCTGCCAAATAACGAGCGTGCATTTTAGCAGCGTCGATTCGCGGCTGAGCTTCCCGGTTGACTCGCTGCGTTACTTCTCTTTTCCATGCCCTCAGCATGCCCGCCCTGTTGCGAGCTCCTCTTTTAGCGCCGTTTATTCTGCTCTGCGCCTGCTGGGCGGCATCGTAAACATACTGCCCGTTAAGGAAACCACGATACTTGTGGTTTTTCCAGCGCATACCTTTTACACCATAGTGGTATAATTCGTTATTGTTCATATTATTCACCTGTTTGGGTATAATTCGTTATTCATATGCTTCCGGATTTCGCTGATAAGCGACATATGCGTCGAGCATAGCGGACACGTTGTCGATCTTATCTTCGTAGCGTTTCTTCAATAATTTTCTGTTCCCGTTCGTGTCTTCAAGAGTGATACAGTTCCCCATCGTGAAAGATACTATGCTTTGGTCAAAAATCAGCATCCGTTCTCCTGCTAGTATCTTTAATTCTCCTAAGGGCACGGTTTCGGTCTTCACTCCCTGCCGAACTTTTTCAACGCCAAACGGCCCGTTTTCTAACGTCCAACGTTCAACGAAAGCCTCGGCGTTGTACGGGTCGTAGCCAAAAGTACGGACGTCGTAGCTCCTGTCGGCAATGTGCTTGTCAAGATCGTCGAATACTTCCATCATGTCCAAGACGGTTCCTTCCAAAACTATAAGACTGCCTTCTTGCATGAACTCGTCGTATTTCAATCTTGCTGCCGGTGCCAGCTTTGATAATGTCAGCGAAGTTATGTAGCTTCGGGCTTTAACACCAAATCCGCCATGCGGAAGAGGGAAAAGAAAAGTAAATGCACAGAAGTCATCGCCCTGGGACAAGTCGGCCCCAAGAGAACACGGCATAGACCAGAAGTCTCTTCTCCGATGCGGCAATGTTTCTTCATATGTAAAGAAGTATGTATATCCCTCCATCGGTATGCCAAAACGCTTCGCCAATATGTCATTTCTGGCTGCCGGGTTTTTCTCGGCTCGCTCTACGTCCAACTGATACGTTTCATACGTCACCGTTTTCCCGAGATTCGGGTTAGCCTTTAACCATTTTGAAGGATCGTTGATTTCCTCTATCTCATCCAGCTTATACCACCAAATGGACACATGAGGATTGATGTACTCGCCTTTTAAGATGTCCATCAGCTCCATCTTAATCGTGTCACCTGCTCCGTTTCGTACGGTTCCTTCAGAGCTTGTCGCTATGATCAAGTAGTCATCCAACTTAGACGCACCCTGCTCAATAGCGCCGATAACATCTTCGCGAATGTCGCCCGAAAGCCACTCGTCCACCGATGAGATTTTAGGCCTCAGACCCTGCAGCTTGTCGATGCTCATCGGTCGAACTTCTAGTAAAGAGCCGGTCAGGAAATTTTCAATTCCTTTCTTCGTTGAAGCCAGTTTCAGCCTTCCAGCTTTGTTCCCTGTGGTATTCTGCAATGATCCTTCTGTCAGGAATTTAAACAACGGGCCTCTCGATCTAGTAATAGCCGTCCTGATAGGGGACATTACCTCGTCCGCCTGTCTCATAGTCGGCGCTGTAGTGATCTGATGGGTAGTTGCCGTGTCGATGTTTAAGTAGTAACTCTGGATGAAAGAATCGTACATCGACTTTGCTGCGCCTCTGGCTACTATGAGATACTGCTTATTCGTTAGACGCTTTAATATACGTTTAGTTACATAATGGCCGCCTTTTTTATCAGGATAAGGTTCGTAGACTGTACGGTCTATGTAGTAGTACCATCCGAACACTTGCTCGGCCCACAGTTTAAACGATGGAAGCAAAAACGCATCTGACCCATCTGTAAGGGTAAGCTCATTTTCAACGTACTCTACAAAACCGTTAATAGCGTCTGGGTCGTAATATACGCCTGGGTTATCGATCAGTGAATCGATACGCTCCATCTCCATTGCTATTTCTCTGTTCACAGGAATTTCGCCGCTAACAACGGCGTCTCGAAACTGTCCATAATAAATCGGTACCGCCGTGTTAGATAAACTCATAGCAACTTAAGAACCCCCGCTCCCTTTTTTCTTCTTATCTACTGCAGCCGTTATCGCCGCTGAGATCGCTTTACTTAGCTCTCTCGTGTATGTATCCGTGAGTTTCTCAACAGTCTTGTTGGCTACATACTGTGACGTTGAATATTTTCGTTTATAATCTTTGGATGACGCATACAGCTTTTGATAAGCGACTTCCAAAGCTAAACGGTCCGTCATCTTTTTTAGTTCCTCGTCGGAAACATTCTTCAGCCGTCGTTCGTCAAGTTTACGTCTTTTGTTAGCTCTTTTAATGTCTCTTTTCGTAACTTTTCCGTGCCGACCAGTTCCGCCAGCGCCGATTGGCGAGCTGGAAAATTGGCCGGTACGCGGATCGTGGTTGTGATTGTAATGATACAGCTCGTTCATCGGATTCTCCAAAGCGGCAAGAAAGGGAGGCGTTGGCTCTCGTCTCCCTTTCTAAACCAATATCTTTTTACTTTTTCACTCTGTTAATCAGATCGCCAATCATGCGCCGTTCCTGCTCGGATCCAGCTTCATTCATTGCCATTTCTAAGTTATGCAGCATATACTCCTGGTCGCCGCTATAACCGCCGTCGCGACTCATGTAGCGTCCATTGCGCATATTTCTTCCGCGGGTATACGAGCTCTGATCCCCGTAATTACCGTAGTTATTGTCATGCATAGCCATGGGATCGTCCCACTGCTTAATGTAATATCCACGCTGCGAATACATGGTGTCCGGTTCTTCGCCACGTTCAATGTGGTTTACCATTTCGATAACTTCAACTGCGCACTTAGCGTTCTTCAGCTCAGTATCAGACATGTTTCCTTTTTCAACAATCTTGTTAATCTCTTTTACAAGCATAGAGCGAAGATTGATGAGTGAATCCATTACTGCTTTATCCATTCTCGCCCTCCTTAGTATGTTACAGCTAAGTCAGGCCGGCTAAAGAAAACGTTTGCATTTTGAACCTGAATTGCCTGATCACTTGTGTTTCTGATCGCCACCGTTTCGCAGCAGCCTTTCCAAACGTCGATATTAATCGCTCGGCTTACATTAAAATACTCATTAATGGCGGCCGGCGTAGCAATCATCGTGCTGGCAGGAACCGTAGCGCCATCAACAGAGATTGCCACTGAAATTTCTCCTGCGGTTCCTCCGTCTGGAACAGAAATATTGGCTCCGAAATCAACAAGATAATTAGCTGTTTTCTTCTGCTGGCATCGGCATCCCGGTACCGACGGAATCCAGCCACTTAACAAAAAATTTCCAGTGCCGTCTCTGTGGCGTACAAAGCCTCTAACGCACGGTACGGGACTTTCTGTGAATACGATAGTCTCTCCGGGATTTACAATCTGTACAGCATTTGCGCTGTATTCAGCCATAGCAAACCCTCCCTTTTAAGACGAGCATCCACAATATCCGTTGAAACCTGGCATGCCGCAACAGTT